ACACTGGACAGGAACAGAAATCATATGAAGGGAAATATCTCCCGTGTCCCAGAACAGAAGGTCATACTTTAGCTGGTAGTCCGCCCCGGATGCATTGTAATGCGACCATCCTTCCCACCGTATTTTCAGAAAACGGTAATAACTGTATAAAGTCCCTTCTTCCCTGTAAAGCGATCTCATTCTGGTATCACGGTTATCCACTTTAAGGTGCGTAGCATCACTGCCGATTCCCCAGTAAGAATCACCGTGTGCATAAATGTACGGCACGGCTTTTCCGAGGAACGTGAAAAAATCCGCACCGCTCACGGCAAGCGTACCGCCATCATAGCTGTTGCTGTCCTGTAACAGACAGGTCATATTGGTGACACCGGCCGAAAAAATATCATTTATATTGTCATAATTCATAGTGTAAATTCCACTCCTTTCACTCCGTCAAAGCCGGATATATCAACCGTTGTCCTTTCCAAGAAACCTTCATCCACTTCATCCGTCACGGCTTCCTGTGTCTGTTCAGTTACTGCTTTCAGTTCAAAGAACCCGTTTTCAACGGTAATGGTATCCGGGAACTTAACGGAAGTCTCTGCCGCGGTAATCACATACTGCGGACGGACTGCTGCGGTATAACCATTGACTTCCACCCCGTCCACCTTTGTGAAGTATGAAATATCGATCACGAGGTCTTCTGCATATCCGTGGTCGAGGGATTCCGGCTCTGACTTCTGTACATACCGTTTCCGCAGCATGAACCGTTCTTCCGTATTGACCGTGATATATCCGTTATAATTTGGATTTCCCCGCACGCTTGTAAGTACAAAGGTTCGGAGGATCTCCGTGATCCATGCACGGTCCGTAAATGCATCTGCTTCATAGTTCTGGTCTGTGATTGGAATATTCCCGATTGTCTGTGTCAGTCCCTGTGTCTTTTTGGAAGGGAATGTTACGGATGCCGTATCCTTAAACACATCAGCCACAAACGGTACATCCGTAATGCTGATATTTCCAATATTCTCATTGATATTGATGCGTCCGTTCCAGTCTCCCAGTCCTGCTGCGAGTCCCTGACCGCTGATGGTTGCCCTAATCTGCGCCTCACCAATCTTAGCACTCCCGGATGATATCTTCAGATACATGGAAAATGTATTGGAGCTGTTCTCTATGACTTTCGATATCGGAAAAAACAATGTCACGACATGCTTCCCATACAGACAGGTCTTGACCGGCATGAATGTATCTATGGTTTCATTATTTATCTTATAAACAATGGACAGCTCCGGCAGTTCCGTTTCTGCTGCCACGCCTTCTTCCGGCTCTCCCCCGGTATCCGGCTTTACCACCTCCAGAAGCATTTCACACTGGAATGCTGCCGTGGTTTCTTCCGTTGCAGTAAAGTCAATATCCATCACATTCATAAGGGACTGCCCAATTTCAAACGGGGCAACATTGACAAAACTGTAAATTATGGTCTTTCCGCTTTCCACGGAATTGATAAGACCTGTAATATTCTTATCATTCTTGCTCTTGGCAGATGCAAGCCTCGGATTCTTCCCGACACATTTCAGTGTCATTTTCCCGTTGATCTTACATTCGATGCTCGTAATGCAGCTTATCTTTGTTTCATCTGCATGTCCGCCTGAAAACTTCAGGATGTCCCCGACTTCCAGTGCCGGATTCCCGATGGTGGAACTGTCAAACGGTACATAATTTATCTTCTGCAGTGCTGTGAGTATCTCACGCAGTATCTTCTCCCTTACGGATTTCAGTCCGAACTGCAGTAACGGATTGATGCCGAGGTTCATGGTAAGGGCATCGTCTTTTTCCATCGCAATGTATTCTGCCGTCTGGCTGATCTGGTTTGTGGATGATACTGCCGTGTATCTTGTAACAAAGTCAGAGTAACTGCTGTCAAACCTCTCCTTCTGCTCCACGTTCCATACGGATTCATTCCCGTACCGCTTAAGAACAAGTTTTCCGTATCGGTCTATCTGGCAGAAACAGCCAAGCACCTGTGCCACATAAAAGACCATGTCACGGAAGGTCTCTATATCATTATCCGAATATATACCGAGCGTGGTCTTACCGTTCGGAAAGGCACTGATCTCCGCAACCGTCTGTGCCATTTCCACCTTGCATGCATCACACGCGGCTTTTAAGAACTGGTATGGCGTTCCGCTTGAGGATTCCAGTTTCAGGGACTTCTCAAAACGGAGCATATGGTCATAGCCTTTCAGTTCCAGTGTCCGCACCTTCCTGTTGGCTTCGGAAACTTCATAGATTCCCATCGGTATGGACTCCGTTGTCCCGTCCAGAAGTGTCAGACGGTAATAAAGCCGTACCTCGGCATCTTCCAGAGTGTAACGGTCGATCTCCGAAAACAGGCTGATTCCCATTTCTGCTGCATACACTGTTCCGAGTTCTATCTCCGTGTTACTGCAGCACTGCCATTTTATGTAGCCGGAACCCTTCACGATATCCTTTGCCGTGAATTCATGTACCTTTCCGGCTTTTGTCGTGATCGAACCGTACCACTCATATTTTCTTGTATTCTGCCTTACGGCATTTTTGAATTTCTCTGATACTTCGATCACAGCATCTGCCTCCTACATTTCTTTCAGGGTAAAGGATACCGTCCACAGTCCCTTATAGGATGTGTCCTTTTTAAGTGCTGCCTTAAATCCCGTGATATACATTTCTGCATCTTTCAGTTCCAGTGTTTCCGTGTCAAAATATTTCACTGCGATCTTCGGCATCTTGGAATATGCCGTCAGCAGTTTAAGCCACTTCGGAGACACGGAAAAAGAGACGGAAATGCCAGCCACTCCCGTCCTTACTATATCCCTCTGTGTGGTTCCCGCCTCTGTTTCACCACCGGAGTCCGCCTCGACATCTGACAGTCCGATATCGTAGGAATCCGGCAGAGGCAGAGGCTTCTCATTAAAAACAAGATATTGTATATATGCCATTTTTATCTGCCCCCGCTTCTTAAGTTCGCCCTCTGCTGTGCCGAAACAATAACCTCATCAAGTATCGTACCACCAAGGTACACAGGAATGACAATGTCACCGCTGTCCGGTTTGATATTCTCGATTGCAGAAGTAATTGCAGAAAGCATCCCGGAAATGCCTTCCGGCTGTGCTGCCGTTCCTGTTCCCGTCATGCTTTCCATGCTGCTGACCTTCGGACTGACTACCATATCGGAAGATACACCGCTTACCGCCTTTTGGATCATGCCCCGGCTCTTTTCGATACCCTTGGCAAGACCTCCCATAAAGTCAGGCATCCATGATTCATAATCCGTCAGCGGGCCTTCATCCGGCACGGAGAAGTGAAGGAATGACTTGATCTTGTCTGCCACACCCTTAACGGCATCCCCGACTGCACCGATACAGCTCTTGATTCCGTTTACGATTCCCATGACCAGATCCTTGCCCCAGGTAAATGCCTGTGAAGCAAGCCCCGTGATATGGTTTTTCACATTAGAAAAACCTGTCTTTACTGCATTCAGGACATTTCCCATCGCACCTTTCACCGCATTTACGATTCCATTGAATACGGATGTGACCGCACCCTTGATTGCACCAAGCACCGTTGAAACGGTCGACCTGATGGTATTCCATATGGTGGTGATCGTACTCTTAATCGTATTCATGATGGTGGTAATGGAGTTCTTGACCGCAGTAAAATCCCCTGTAATCAGTCCCTTGATCCCGCTTACCACGGCACTGATGATGGTCTTGATGGCATTCCATACCGTGGAAAAAATCGTCTTTATTGCATTCAGTACAGTAATAATGACTGTTTTTATCGTATTCCATACCGTTGTAATGACAGTCTGGATAATCGTCAGGACTGTCTGAATAATCGTTTTGTAGATATTGAAATACGTTGTCACCAGTGTTTTTATCACATTAAAAACTGTAGTAAATACACCCTTGATGGCTTCCCAGATGGTCGTGATGACCGTCTTTATCACATTGAAAACCGTCTGGATGATGGTCTTATACAGATTGAAATAAGTCGTTACCAGGGTCTTGATCACTTCAAACACGGTCGAGAAGATAGTCTTGATGGCTTCCCACACCTGTGAGAAGAATTCCTTGATTGCATTCCATACCGTAATTGCAACCTGTTTTACGTTCTCCCAGAGGTCGATCCAGAACTGGCGGAACCCGTCACAGTTATTCCAGAGATAAATAAAAGCAGCCACAAGAGCTGCAATGGCTGCGATAATAAGTACGATTGGATTTGCGAGCATCGTTGTATTCAGTGCTGCAAAAGCCCCCTTCACCGTATTGATGACTCCGGCAATCTTCGGTACAACCGTCATGATCGTACCGACTGCGGATATGACCTTTCCAATCACGATAAGCACAGGACCAAGTGCTGCCGCCAGAAGAGCTATCGTAACGACCGTCTTCTTCGTACCCTCACTCAGTCCATTCAACCAGTCCACAAATTTCTGCACCCATCCCACGATCTGTTTGATGGCCGGCATCAGAAGTTCCCCAAAAGATATCGCCAGACCTTCCAATGCGGATTTTAAGATAGTGATCTGTCCCTGTAAGTTATCAAGCTGTGTATCTGCCATCTGCTGTGCAGCACCACCGCTTTCCGTGATGGATTTCTGTAAGCTGTCCCATGTGCTTCCTGTATTGGCAAGCAGTGCATTTACAGAAGACAGGTCCGTCTTGTTAAAAATCGTGCCGATGATGTTGGACTTCTCCGCTGATGTCATTCCGTCCATGCTCTTATTCAGATCACCAAGGATATCATTCATTGACCGCATGTTTCCTTCGGAATCATATACGGAAATGCCCAGTGCTTCCATCTGGGCGGCTGCTTTATCCGTAGGATTCTGCAGTGACAGGATAATGTTACGAAGATGCGTACCGCCTTCTGCCCCCTTGATACCATTATTGGCAAGAATACCAAGTGCGGTATTGAGTTCTGCCGTACCGCCCTTGATGGATTTAGCTGTCGCACCAATGGTAAGGATTCCCTCGCCCAGCTGTGCAACCGATGTATTCGTGGTAGATGCGGTCTTTGCCATCTGGTCTACCATCGTTTCTGCCTCGTCCACGCCCATGCCAAGTGCAGACATTGCATCCGTTACCATATCAGAAGCATCCGCAAGGGCAATATCCCCGGCAGCTGCCAGGTTAAGTACGGTCGGCAGTGTATTACACATCTGCTCCGTGTCATATCCGGCAAGAGCCAGGTAATTTAATGCCTCGGCACACTCGGATGCAGAGAAGGCTGTTTCTGCCCCCATCTTCTTTGCCAGCTTGGAAAGGGTATCCATTGTATTTACGGACTGTCCGTTTACCTTAGACATGGAATCTTTTGTGATTCCCATAGTAGCCTGTACCTGTGACATAGAAGATTCAAAGTTTGCTGCCGTTGTTACGGATGCCGTACCAAGTGCAGTCACCCCGGCTGTTACTGGGAGGAGTTTCTGTCCGGCAGATGAAATGTTGTCACCGACCGTCTTAAATTTTTCGCCTGTTGCTGCAATCTTCTGTACTGCCGTAGCGGACTGGTTCGCCTGTGTTTCCAGATTCTTTAAGTCCTGCTCAGTTTCCACGATTTCCCTCTGAAGGGCATCGTACTGCTCCTTTGAGATCTCGCCATTGGCAAGTGCCGTATTTGCCTGTTCTGCTGCGGTCTTTAAGGTGGCCAGCTTCTCTTTTGTCTCACTGACCGCTTCCGCAAGCAGTTTATGCTTCTGTGCCAGAAGCTCCGTATTACCCGGATCAAGTTTCAGCAGCTTGTTCACATCCTTAAGCTGTGACTGGGTGGACTTGATCTGTCCGTTCACACCCTTCAGGGCGTTCTGCAGTTTGGTTGTATCACCACCGATTTCAATGGTAATACCCTGAATACGGCTTGCCATGCCTTTCACCTCCTCCTAAAAATGGGTACAAAAAAAGGAGCATCTCTGCTCCGTAACAAAAGAAAAACACCTGCCATTTCTGACAGATGTCCTATGTAATATTATTTATATTATTATTCGATTTGTTTTATTTATATTCGATAGCGTAGTAGACATTAATGCATTTTTCATTAATTCATCATCATTTCTTCCTGCCCCTACCACCAACTCTTCCGGTGATAATCTACCATCAATCATGGCA